GGGTGGCGTTGAACATGTCTTAGACATAGCACGCCTTCGTCTAAGAAAGCAAGCGCCTTATATCCCCGCCCTGAAGGACGGGGTTTTACGGCCTAAGAAAATAACGGTTGCAAAGTGACACCGAGTGATGTATAAGCATTCAGGGTAAGATGCTTCTGCCGTAACGTCGTTAATCGCATCCGGAAGCGTCATGTCAGACATCTATCTTCAGTGGAACCCCACAACCCAAACCTGTGACTGGTCTCCGAACGGCACTGAGTTAGAAACGTCCGTTCTTCTGTCTCTATTCACTGACGCTGCCGCCGCCCCTGATTTCGTTCCCGCCGATAACGATCAGCGCGGATGGTGGGCAACTGCCTACAGCGGGCAGGAAATCGGGTCGCGTCTCTGGCAACTTGATCGCGCCGTGAAGTCCGACGCGAGCCTGAAACTGGGTATCGGCGAAGCGCAGCGGTGCTTGCAATGGATGATCGATGCAGGCGTGGCGTCGGCGATCTCAGTTGATGGCGCATGGCAGGGATCAATGCTCGCGCTCTCGGTTCAAATTACTGCTCCAAGCGGAGAGACGAATACTTACCGCTACGGTCCACTTTGGACAATCGAGATGGCTGGAATTTCCGCGCCCCAAGCGGGATACGCAGGGCCGGCCGCAGTTTGGGATTCTGCTAACTGGGATGACGGAAGCGGATGGACGCCATGAGGGTTATTCTCGCAGTTGCCGCATCAGTTGCCTTCGTCTCTGCCGCGCAAGCACAGACGGCAACGACGTTTACAGCAGGCGCACGTATCGCATCCAGCGCCGTTAATTCTGCATTTGCGAGCAAGGCCGATGCCACCCACGGGGTGCTGACCACGCCGGACATCAACGGCGGCACGCTCGATGGTGCGTGCGTCGGATGCTCGACCCCGGCAGGGGGGAATTTCACAAACTTGCAGGTAAAAACTACCGCAGGTGCCATCGCGTCGCTCTACAATACAGGGAGCGCGGCGGATGGAAAAATATTCGATATTTACACTAGCACAGCTAGTATGAACTTCCGTTTCCTTAACGACGCATACACTGCTTCCAACACATGGCTGTCAGCCGCAAGATCCGGCTACGCGATAACCAGCGTCACGATCACTGCGCCAGCAATCGCGCTCAACGGAACGACCACTATCACAGGGACACTGAACGTCTCCGGGGTGCTAAACCTACAGGCTTACACCGTCGCTACGCTGCCCACCTGCGACAGTGCCGCTAATACCACTTACGCAGCCGTTACCGACGCAACCGCGCCGACTTACAACGCGACCGTAACGGGTGGAGGCGCGGTTTCGATCCCCGTCTACTGCAACGGCACACACTGGACGGCGCACTGATATGCCGTTCGCGCGTCCCACGTTAACCGATCTGCGCAATCAGGCGTGGGCGGATATGCAGGCCACCGGCAGCACTCTGCCCGTGGCAATCCTGTGGTGCCTGTCATGGGCGCAGGCCGGGCTTTCTAGCCTGCATTATGCGTTCCTGGATAAAATTGCTGCGCAGTGCGCGCCTTGGACCGCGACCGGCGTATTTCTTGAGGCGTGGGCCGCTCTGAAGGGCGTGACGCGCGAGGCTGCATCGTTCGCGACGGGCACGTGGTCCGGAACCGGCACGCGCGGCAGCACGATCGCAATGGGCGCCAGCATCGCACGCGGCGATGGCTTTGCATACGTCACCACGGCATCGGCGACCGTTGCAAGCGACACGACCGTATCTGTCCCGTTCGTGGCGGTGACCGCCGGGGCCGTTGGCAACGCTCCGACCGGGACAACGCTCACGCTCGCGGGCGCGTCGGGCGTTAATGCTGCGGGCGTCTCTGGCATCGTTACTGGCGGGGCCGATACTGAGTTAGACGCGGCAATGCGGACGCGGATGTTGCTGGCTTATGCAGCCCCACCACAGGGCGGCGCTGCATCCGACTATGAGGAATGGGCGCTTGCCGTGCCAGGCGTCACGCGGGCGTGGGTGGCGCCACTTCTGGCGGGGAATGGCTCGGTCACGGTGTTCACGATGCTCGACGTGACCGAGGCTGCGCATTCGGGATTTCCGCAGGGGACAAACGGCGTCGCTACCTCGGAAACCCGAGCAACCACAGCGGCCGGCGACCAGTTGGCCGTCGCTAATGCAATCTATCCGCTGCGGCCTGTTACTGCGCTGGTCTACAGCAACGCGCCCACACCATACGCCGTCAACGTAACTATCGCGAACCTTTATCCGTCAACCACGGCAATGCAAGCCGCTGTAACGACCGCATTGCAGGCGGCATTCCTCCGCGCCGGGTCCGTGGGCGGAACAACGTGGCCTGTGAACAGCGAGGGCGCTGCGAATGGCACGATGTATCCTTCTGACCTCACCGACGCACTAGCAGCCGTCACGGGTTTGATCCGCTATGTGCTTACGTCGCCGTCATCTGTCATTACGGCGCCGGTCGGCGGATTGCCAGTGCTAGGCACTGTGACGTTCGTATGATCCCTCAGTTTGCCGCATCAGACTATCTGCAAGCGTTCCTCGGGTGCTTACCTCGGGGGAGAGCGTGGCCCAAGTGGCTAACGAGCGAACTGGCGACGGTGTGCGGCGGGTTGATGCCGTCGTATGTGCGCAACAACGCAAGCGCAGCCGCGCTCGTCGTTGATGCGTTCCCATCGACTACAGTCGAACTCCTCCCCGAATGGGAACAGTCACTCGGCCTCCCGGATCTATGCGAGGCGCAGCCGCAAACCCTCCAGCAACGCCAGGCCGCCGTTCTAGCCCGGTTCATCGGGGCCGGAGGGCAGACTATATCTTACTACACTTCGGTCGCTGCGGCGCTGGGATATGCCGTAACGATAACGGAGTTCCCAACGTTCCGATCTGGGCTGAGCACGTCAGGCAGCCCGTGCGGCGATGCCTACGCCAACGCCTGGCAAGTAAGCGCGCCAACCTTCACGGTTAGTTACTTCCGCTCCGGCGCCTCGGGCTCGGGCGAACCGCTCCAGACCTACGGCAACACCGCGCTGCAATGCACGCTCCGCCGCCTCGCGCCTGCGCACACAACCCTGATTTTCTCCTACTCGTAGGTGTCGAATGTATCGGATTGACAACTCTACCGCGGCAGCCACAATCCCGACACCTGGTGCCGTTGGGCCGAATCCGAATGGTTTTTTCACAGATGGTGTTCCAGGGTCGGTTGCGGCGACGGTGGTTCCGGCGGATTGGCTGAATGCCACTCAGGAGGAGATCGCGAATGCGGTAACGGCATTCGGCGGCACTCTCAGCAAAACTAACCGGACGCAACTAACTGCCGCCATCAACAACGCAGTCGGCGGCGCCTTCCCCGTCGCATCCGGCGCCCTAAGCACTAGCGGCACCGTATCCGTATCCGCAGGCGGAACGTTCTTCAACGTCGGGGGATCGGCCACAACGCAGACGCTCCCGGCTGCGTCCACCGCAACCGGCCAGTCGTTTGGGTTTTACGCGACATCGGCATTCACGCTCGCATCCGCTGGCGGCTATATCTATGGCGACGGCATCAGCACGACGGCGCCGGCACTTGCGGCTGGGCAATTTATCTGCCTCCAGTCTGACGGATCGGCATGGCGTGTGTTCGCGTGCTCGCCCTCACTGACGATGCTGCCCCGGCTTAAAGCTGGTGCAGTCGCCTCGGGTCCAACGGCTGCGGCCTCGCTGTCCGTGCAAATCTCAGCAACGCCAGCGTCTAACGGGATTGTTGTGGTGAACGGCACTGGCGGGATATCCGGCGCATCGCCCAGTTCTCCGATCGAGACGTTTACCGCGACGGGTGCAACCGTGGTCGCGCAATCGCCGAATGTATGGGCATCGACCACGACCGGATTGTTCTACGGCGGCAACGGGGCGTTCACGGTAACGGCAGGGACGGCATTCACGGTCACATACACCATCGCCAACGGCGTCTCTGGAACAGCGGTTGCATCGATGAACTGGATTCTGATCCCAACCGCGTGAGGTTAATACGATGTTGCAATATCTCGTGGCTGGTCTGAATAACCAGTCACTCATTTCGGGCGTGAGCATCGACGGCACACTGCCAGCGGGTGCGATGACATGCACGGCGGATCAGGCGGCGTCTCCGTCACTGTGGCAGATCGTGAGCGGTGCGCTAGTCGCATATGCGGCGCCAGTGACGACGATCCCGCCAACGCTGGCCCAGCAGGCGCAATCCGCGATGGCGGCAGGCGTTACCATCACCAGCGCCAGCAACCCGCTCCTGAACGGAACGTATGCCTGCGACGCGACCGCTCAACAACACCTCATGGCCGAAATGATCGCGTTGCAGGTTTCCGGCAATACGTTGTTCGCAGACGGCACGAACTCGGTTATATGGCCGAATATAACCGGATCGCTGCACACCTATACCCCGGCGCAATTCCAGCCGCTCGCACTCGCGATCGGGGCATATGTCGCGGCGCTGTATAAGTGCGTCAGCGGGGTGCTGACTGTGTTGCCAGCCCCGTCCGTAACGATCCCATGACATACGGGACGTTCCAGGTAGCGCCCGCGCTGTCCTGGCCGATGAAAGAGCCGGGGGCGTTCCTGGACCATTACTATGACGCGGCTAACTCCACTTCAGGCGCCCGCACGTTATCGGCCGGCAATGACCTCGGCACAGATACGATATCCTCAGTCGCGCTCACGATATCCCCATCCGGTCCCGGCGAACTCACCGCATCGACCCTGACCGTATCCGGCGGGGTTGTCGCGTTCTGGCTAGGGGCTGGCATCGCGGGCCGCAACTACGTCGTCACGATCGACGCGGTTTGCACATCGGGCCGCACATTCGGGTGGGTTGCTGGCGTAGTGGTAGACCCGTTGACCGCGACGTATCCGCTCCCATCGCCGCAATCAACCGGACCATGCACGGCTCTGACGTGGTCATTGGCCGAGGGCTTGGACTTCTCGCAATCCAGTAACAGCAGTTACACTTTCTTGTAAGGGGCTTCCCGTGGCCGATACACCATCAGTATTGATAGTCAAAGACGGGCAGGCCCCGCAGACGCAGCAGAACATCGGCGTAATGGTCGATAGTTCGGGCACGAAATACCACCAGGAGTACATCCGTTTCGACGGCGGTGTCGCGGGTGCGGCTAATCCGTTCCCGGTCACTGACGCGGCGGCAGAAACGGCGTTGACTTCGGCTGTTGCGCTGCTAACGACGATTGCCGGCTCGTCTGGCGGCGGCGGGTCTACTGCGGCACTCCAGACAACCGGCAACACCACGCTCGGCTCGATCCTCACGGCGTTAGGCAGCACGGCGACTACGGCGTTGCAGACGGCGGGGAATGCGCTGCTTACGGCTATCAGTGGCGCCCTGACGACGGCGAACGGGTATCTTTCCGCCATCGCGACGGCCGAGGCTGCGGGGAATACTTCACTCGCTACGTTGGCAGGTGCGGTGTCGGGCGGAAAAGTGCAAGTGAACGATGCGCAGAGCGTCGCATTCCAGGGGGTCGTCACAATGACTGTGGGGACCACATACGCCTCGGCGCGATCGGTTGGGGTTAACTGCACCGCTGGCGGCAACGTCCAACTCACACTGGCGGATACGTCAACGATCACGCTCCCCGCATCGGTTGGGTGGCAAACCTACCCGTTTGCCGCGACGCAGATCGTATCTGCTGGCACCACAGCGGCAGGCACGTTTTACAATCTAGTCTAGGTGGAATTCGATGATCAAACTCCCCTCAATTAGCGCCGCACTTCTGTTCGCGGCGTCATCGGCTCTTGCTGTGCCTGTTGGGCAAAATCCCGTCAACTCAGCATCGGCTAAACTAATCGCGGAGCTCACATCCGGCGGCACATACTATGTCACGATCCCCGCAACGACTTCCGGGATTGTGTGGATTGACGCATGTGCGGCTGGCGGGCCAGGCGCGGGCGGCGCGACCGCAACTGGCGGCGGCGGTGGTGGTGGTGGTGGCGCGCAGTGCGTCAACAACTATCCGCTCGCTGTCGCTGCTGGTCAGTCGCTCCGCTTCTATATTCCCTATGCCACGACTGGGGGCGCCGCTGGCGGCGTTGGCACACAGGGCTCCAACCTCACCATAACGGGTGCGACTGATCTATTCCCCGGATTGCAGAGCGGCTATCCGGGGGCGGCTGGTGCTGCTGGCGTTGGCGGGACGGGCGGCGCGGGCGGCGGTATCCTCGCAGGGACAGGCGGCAGCGCGGGCGGCGGCGGCAGCGGATCGGCGCCGCGCTCATTCATCCTTGTGCCTGGGGCAGGTGGTGGTGGCGGCGGATCGACCGGCGCTGCGGGCGGCACAGGCGGCTATCAAGGCACATGGACATATGGGCTAGGCGGTTCAGCAAACACCACGGGCGGCGGCGGCGGTGGTGGTAGCGATGTGTTCGGCAACGGCGGCAACGGCGGGACGGGCGGCGGCGCGGGCGGCGGCCCATCGCAGGGCTACGGCGGCGGCGGCGGCGGCGGCGGCGGATACAACGCAGTAGGCGGCAATGGTGCGGGCGGGTTTGCTCGCATTTATGGGGTGCAGTGATGCGCCTCGCTGCCGCGATCTTCGCGATATTCTGGTCCACCGCTTGTGCGGCGCAATCCTTTGGGCCGGGGATGGGCCATTCACAAGGGCACTCTCAGCCACCCGCAACTGCAACGGTCTACGTTGACCTGACGCGGACGGGGCTCACCATACCGCAGAATTTCGTTGGATTTTCCGTCGAGAACTCCGACTTTGAGTATGGATACTTCACGGCATCCAATACCACCCTGATAGGGATGCTCCAACGCATCGGCGCGAACGGCGTCCTCCGGATTGGCGGGAATACGCAGGATGTCGCCGTTACGGCGCCTAGCGTGACCACGACCAACATGGGGGCGCTGGCAGGGTTTATCTCCGCAGTGGGACCAGGGTGGACAACGATATGGGGTCTCGACGGACTACTGAATAATGCCAGCGTGGCGGCTACGCAGGCTTCTACGATAGCAACGGCACTCGGTGTCAACAACGTGGTGTTCCAGTTTACTAACGAGCCGGTCGATAGTTCTAACTTTACGACATCTACCTTCGCCTCGATGTGGAATGCCTACTACACAGCCGTTACTTCGGCGGTTCCAGGCGTCAAACTGGCGGCGTGGGACGATCAGAATTTTACATCGACACCCACAGTCATCCCTACGCTTACGCCAGGCATGGCGGGGATGACCATGATCACGCAACACTGGTATGGGGACGCTGCAAAGGGCGTCAACATCACCGCGTCACAACTGATCAGCCAAATCGCGGGAGCTAATACAAACCCATTCAGCGTGTCGCTTTACCAAAATAACCAATGGGCGGGGACGATCCCGCAACGACTGACCGAGAGCAACAGCCATGCACACGGAGGGCAGTCTGGGTTAAGCGACACACTCGCTGCATCCGCGTGGTATCTCAATGAGGCGATATCGTTTGCATCGCACGGCTGGGTTGGGATTGATACACATTCAGTCATGAACGGGACCAATCCCGTCGTTGCTTGGTATAACCCGCTCAAACTTCAGCCTGATAGTGGGTGGGGGCCGGGGCCTATATTTTACGGGCAGTATCTATTTTCCCGGATCGAGGGGCAGACAACAGCCTTAGTTGCCATTACTGGAGGTGGTGTCAATGCACTATCAACCGTAGGCACTAACGGGAATGCAAATATTGTTGTTGTCAACAATAACGTTTATTCGCCCACGACTGTAACCCCATCGCAGTCCGGCGCGTGGACAACTGCGCATGTGCTGCTCGTGCAGGACAGCGATGGCGCCGGGTGCGCATCAGCGGCGCCGTTAGTCGGCGGGCAGCCCATCCAGGAGGGCGGTGTATGGACCGGCGCCCCTTATACGATCAGCAACGGGCAGAGCGTTACATTGCCGCCGTGCGGCGCCGCGCTAATTTCGATACTACCATAATCCCCAACCCCGGCCGTGTCTCACCACGGACCGGGGCCAACCCCGCCAAAACGGAGATTACCCGCCATGACGACGTGCAACGATAGCCCGGACGCGGCAAAATGACAACCGATCGTGAGGGCTGGCGGAAAGACAAGTCCGTCAACCTGGCCGTTATCCTAACGATCGTGATAACGGTTGCTTCCGGCCTAACCGCACAAGCCCTGTATGCAACGTGGTGGGCATCTAAGATTGACGCCGCCGTTGCAACTATGGCGGCAGACGCAACGCGGCTCAGCGGTCGAGTTGCCGCGCTGGAGTCCGACAGGGCAGGTGATCGTATCACCCGGCTGGAGGCTGACCGCACCTCAGTCAACGCATCCATGACAGCGCTACAAGCGGCTGTAGGGGCAATCCAGACGATGGTGGCACGTATAGACGAGCGGACAGGCTACATGACCGACACACGGCGCGTCAAGTGAAGCCAGCCGTCGTTCTGGCGCTGTTGGCGGCGGGATGCGCATCCCCGCCGCTAGTGTGTCCACCTCCCGAACCGCCCGCGATGCCTCAAGTGACGCACGCTCGGCCTGTGGTTGACATGGTGGACGCGGCGGCGGCGAAGGCAGAGCGCGCGGCGCTGGCATACTTCGCTAGCCCGGAGCCTGACCCGGCAGTGATGCGGGCGATCCGGGAGCGGCGGGCGGCGGTGCATCGGGCGCGATCCCCGGCGGAGCGTCGGGCGGCGGTGCGGGAGTTCGCGTCGATGCTGGATGCGCAGGGGATTCGATAGGCACTACCAATAGTTGCAATTCGTTATCATCCGTGCTATATGATGTGGGCTAACTGCCGATGAATGACCGGGAGAGGGTGCCAGCCTAATCCCGGCGAAACTGGAGCCAGTCTCACATGGCCGAAAACGATAAGCGCACCCGCGTCTTAGAGATGATCGCGGGCGGGATGACGCAGGCTGACGCGTCTGCCGCATTGGGGCTGAAGCCCCGGACTGTTTCGCATTGGGTTCGGGCTGAACGTAAATCGAGCCTAACGCCAACCGCGGACGGCTCCGCACCCGCCGATTTCGAAGTGACGCGGCACTCAGCCGAGTATGACCAGCATGGCGAACTGAAAAAGCAGTGGGTCGGATCGAAGCCGCCTCCGGGCGAAGTATTCGAGCCTGCCGCCGGTCATATCATAAAGGGCGAAAGCGCCCTGCTTGACCCTACAGGCCGAGTGCTCGCCAAGTGGGTAAAGACTAAAGAGGGCGCGAACAACGCCATAGACGGCTTCCTGGCGGCGTTTGCCGGGTATGATGGAGCGTCCCCGCTCACCCCGGCTCCGTCATCCAGCGACGATGAGTTGCTGACCATCTATCCCCTCGCTGATCTGCATGTGGGGCTGTATTCGTGGGGCGCTGAGTGCGGAGACGATTACGACGTGGAGATCGCAACCGATCTCGTGAGGCGCAACATTGGCGCGCTGGTTTCAAAGTCGGAACCGAGTAAGCGGGCGGTGATTCTCGGTCTAGGCGATCTATTTCACCAAAACGATCAGAAGAACGCAACGCCAGGATCTGGGCATCGCCTAGACGTTGATGGGCGATGGCCGCGCGTATTCGAGGCGGGCGCCAAGCTGATGACATCGCTGGTCGATCTGGCTTTGCAGAAGCACGAGATCGTGGACGTGGTTCTGATACCCGGCAACCACGACGAAGATGCGTCAGTATGCCTCCGCGTCGCTCTCGCATTGTTTTACAGCAACAATCCGCGCGTTCGGGTCAACAACAAGCCCGGCTTGCATTGGTCCATGCGGTTCGGCAAATGCCTGTTCGGCGCGTCGCACGGCCATACGATGAAAGCGGCAGGCATGGCCCTGATGCTGGCGGTCGATAACGCTAAGGATTGGGGCGAAACGCTGCATCGTAATTTCTTCTTCGGCCACATCCACAGTGATACGGTCAAAGAAATCGGCAATGTCCGTGTGGAGAGCTTCAACACACCAGCGGCAAAAGACGCCTACGCAACCGGTGGCGGATGGCGTTCCGGGCGGTCCATGTCGGCTATCACGTTCCACACCGAAGACGGCGAGATCGGTCGCCATCGGGTGAATATCCCCGCTGACTGGGCGCGCGTGAGGGCCGCAGCATGACCGGCTACCGCATCGACGTGATCTGCAACCGCATCTCGATCACGGTCAAAGACGACGACGACGAATTGCTGACACTGGAGATGAACTCCCACGAGGCGCAAGACCTGATCGGCGCGTTATTGGAGGCGGCTATTATGGTCGCTTCCGGCGCGAGCAATCTGGAGACCGGCGCGGAACTCATTGCTGCGGTAAACGGTTGAGTTCTTCCGTCGTTTGTGCTAGATAATAATCTCCTGCCAGGGAGCACTGCCGATGAAAGACTATATACCACAGCATCCAATGGCGCGTGCCGTTCAGTCGCAACGGGCGGAAGTAGCCGCAGCGACGGCGCGCGGTTACGTGGACGGACTGCCGATACCTTCGGCCACTAATCCAGCCCATTACACTCGGTTCGTGATCCAACCGATGACGTTCGCAACAGCGAACAACCTCTCCGGACTCGAGTTGAATGTCGTAAAATACACCGTTCGCGCGCCATACAAGAACGGCGTTGAGGATTACCGGAAAGCTATTCGCTGCCTGGAAATGCTGATCGAAACGGCGGATCGCAAGGAACGCATCGCTTCCGGCGAAGATCCATGCGCCGTGTGGAGCGTCATGCTGTGAGCCAAACCCGCGCACAGTCCGCGCTAGAAACCGCAGTCAATATCACTGTCGGTTATGTGGTGGCGATTATCGCGCAAGAACTGATATTCCCGCTGTTCGGCGTTCACATAGACATGTCGCAAAATATGCTGATGGGCGCTGTGTTTACGGTGCTGTCAATCATCCGCTCGTTTTGCTTGCGCCGGGCATTCAACCGCTATCACGCGAGGTAATGATGACCGATCCGGCACTACCGCTCGCCGTCTCCACAATCGCCGCATTCGAGGGCTTTACGCCATTCCCCATCCCTGATGTGCGGAAGTGGCAGATTGGTTACGGGTTCAACTACTTGCCGAACGGCGCCGCAGTAACGTCAGTGACGCTGGCAATGACCGAACCGCAGGCGCGCGAGATGCTGACAACGATTGTCGCCCGCACGTTGGCGTTAGTGCGGGATATGGTGCATGTGCCACTTACGAACAATCAGGCTGCGGCACTCACCTCGTTCGCGTTCAACAACGGCACGGGGGCGTTGCGTGGTTCGACGGCGCTGCGGCTGCTGAATGAAGGCGAGCCGTCGACGACGGCGATCCAGTATATCGCGAGTTACGTTCACGCGGATGGCAAGGTCTGTCCGGCGCTGGTCAAGCGTCGCGCGGCTGAGACGGCGCTGTTTCTGACGCCAGACGATACGGCTCCGGTCGTTGATGACGCCGATACGCTGAATGCCGCTGAATTAGCGAAGTTCGCATGAACACTGAGTTCATCCGCCACCTCACCCGCGCAATCGACGCGATAACCGACGCGCGCGGCACTACGGAAAATGGTTTCGTTGACGACGATCTGGCCGAGGTCGATGCGTCGATACAGCGGATCATGCTGACAGAGATCCTAACCACAACACAGGAGCCCGCATGACACCCGATGACATCTCGGCATGGCTGCCCGTTGCCGTGCCTGTAGCGTCTGCAATCGTTACTCTGTTCGTCCCATCTCCGGGGCCGGCAATCGCCCGGTTCGCCGCGTCGAAATATGGCGCTGCGGCTCGTATCGTTGCTGCGGCCTGGCAGTCACGCGCGGCGCAGAAAGCGGCGGCGGCTGATCTGTCGCCGGAAGCGTTGGCAGCCATCAACGCGGCGGTTGCTGCGGCTGTTGCTGCGTTGCCCGCTCCAGCGGTTGCCGTGCCGGCTGCACCCACACCGGTCGCCTGACATGCGTTACGCCATAGTAACCGCACTGATCGCGGCAACCGCAACGGTCGCGCCAACACGGCACGTCCCGCTCGCCGGCCTGACCAGATACAGCACGCCTAGCGGGTTCGGCGTCTTCACTAACCAGACAAACGGGGTGGTCACGTATTCGACCACATCGGGCGCTGGAACCATCGTCATCGGAAAGTAATCACATGCGTTATCATCCCCTCGGAACCGTCGCCGTCGCTGCCATGCTTGCCGCGTGCTCGGGCACTCAGCTACAGCAGGCACAGACCAAACTCGTAGCAGATAATGCAGCCGTCATCGCCGCGCTGCCCACAGTCGCCAGTGACGCTGCGCTGGTAGCGTCTGGCCTATCCACCGTGGTGGCGCAGGTTGCGCTTATCCCTGGCGTTCCGGCGGCCGACGTCGCCAAGGCGCAGACGCTGCTGGCGCTGGTCAAAACCGACGCCGCCGGTATCGCTGCCACACCGGCCGCGCCTCCCGTAGCCCTCGTGCAACACGTTGATGCGATGGCCGCAGTCCTGATCCCGATCATGGCAGCGATCCCACAGGCCGCACCGTATGTGCCGTTGGTCCAGGCTGCGGTTGCTCTCGCGCCGGCCGCGATCGCCGTTGGCGGGATTGTGGTTGGCGATGTGACTGCGGCTCGCACCGCACTGACGTCGAAGTAATGCGCGCCCTGCTGGTGGTAGTGCCCCTGCTTCTAGCAGGGTGCGCTACCCTCGATATGCACGAGGCATCCGACCCGCGCGGGCCGATTATCGGCAAGACGTGGGTAGACGTAGTTGAGGCGATCGGGAAGCCGTCCAGCGTGACGCAGGTTGCGCTGGACGTTGCCGTTTTGCAGTGGGATAATATCGCTACCAGCAATAAGCCCGCATTCGCCGCAACCTTGCCGTTTGGTTTCTCGGTTGCCGCCGGAACTCCCGCGTCGTGCCACGCCATCGCGACGGTGTTGCGCGAGGGAACGGTCGCCCGGTTCGGCTTCTCCGGGTTAGGCGTCGTTTCCTCGGGCGAGGCATGTGCGGAGATCGTGCGGTCAATCGTGCAAAACCCGGACGATACCAGCACGCGCGCGGATCTGTCGTGGGAATACCTGCTGGCGATTGCGCCGGCAGCGAAGTCCGCGGTGAAGCCGTGAGCGATCTCGATCTAGCCCGGCTCTCCCGCGATGCATATCGTCCGGTTCGGCCGGGCGTAACGCGGATCGGGTTCGAGGATATCTCTGCTGATATCGTGGGCAACGTCTGCGCCGCGCGGGGCACGAGTAGTTTCGCTACGATGGAGCGGGACATGGAGATCGAGCCGCTGTGGCACGACGGACTCGGCTGCTGCCAGGCGGGGGCGCTGCGTGCCGCGTTGGGGCTGCTGCCACTGATCCCGGATGCAGTGGACACGTTCACCGGACATAGTGAGGCAGGTGGTATAGCGCCAATCCTCGCGGCGTTGCGGGTGCTCGCTGGTATACGCACTCGGCTGGTTGTGGCGTGGGATGGCGTCAAGCCCGGCGGCAATGGCGTGGCTATCCCGCTCCGGGGCGTGACCGTTCGCGAGTATCGGTTTGCGGGGTCGCCCGTGTCCTGCTGGCCGTTTATGTGGGGTGCCCATGTGATGGAGCCGCCGATTGAGATCGGGGATTGGTGCATCAACCCAATCGAGGCCCATAGTATCGACAGGGCGTGCGCGTGGCTGGAGGCGCGGGCGTCGGTTACAGCATAGTGTCGCACAAATAATAACCCCGCCCGGTGATGAGCCGTGGCGGGGTTTTTTTTGTTGCTGCTGTTTAGGCCATACGCGCCTTGGCCTGCTTGATCACATCGTTGGCCTTGGAGATCAACGCATTCTCGCAGCACCGTTTAGCGTATGGGATTGACGGCGCGGTCTGCTGCTTGTCGCTGGCATCCAGCCACCAAGTGACCTCTCCGCCTGTCGTGGTGATGCGGGCGATCAGGTGCGCCAGCCGCAATATGTATCCGTCGTAGTCAGAGCCTTCGGTCGTAACCGGTGCGGATTTCAGGGCGGTGATCATGGCTTCGTCGTGCTCGCGTTCGCCGGGGAATGTTGGGTAGGCCATTTTGATCTCCGTT